ACCTAACCAGATAATAGTAAATATACTAGCAACGGGAGGCAACCAAGCCGCTAGTGACATCACACCTGTGGATGCCGCGAATACGTCTACAGCTTGTTTAGTTTCTTCCGTTACCATGTTGTTATTCCTTATGTTGTGGAAATAATAAACGCTAAAAGCTCTTCGTATCTAACGCTTAGTCTTGTAATTTCTGTAATGTCAGTTGCACCCTCTGGGGCGTGTTCTACTAACTCAAAGTCTTCTATACTTGTAGTGGCGTTACCATCTTCATCTTCTGTTGTAACTGTAGCTTGATGCCAAGTATCAGAACAGAACATACCATAGCGGTGAGCATCTAAACCCTCAGCAGTGAAAGCATCTTGTAAGTCTTGGGCTACAATACCAATGTGTAATCTAGCATTCTCGCCTTTCTCTTCATAAGCATCTCTCATTCTGTACTTTCTGATTAGACCTTTACAAGCAACAGCAACTCTTTCCTCTGCCTCTGATAGTTCTTCAATATCACGCTTGTACTCTCTGTCAGAACTTACATTAGGGCTGATTTTAAGATAAATACCATTCCACCGAGAATACTGGTGACCTAGATTAATATTACTAGAAGTTGAACTGCCTAATGTACTAGCAGGAATTATTGCGTTATAAGAAGAACTGCCTGAGTAAGAAAGCGCAAAACCGCAGTTACCATCATTGTGAGAGAAATAAGGATATGCAGTTCCGTTTGCAGATGACTGATTAATCCCCAAATGCCCTCTAGTTACGATAGCACTTGTTGAGTGGTGCTTGGTGTTAAGTTCAATAAAGCGACCACTTCCGTTCATGCCAGTGACGTTCTTCTCTAGGTCTATAACAGGCGTAGTTGCGCCACCAGAAATGGTACTTCCTTTAATGAAATTGGCTGTTAAAGTTCCCTCGCCTGAAGTTGGTATTCCTGTGACTGTTACATCACCATAAAACGTACCACCGCCAGTGCTAACATAGCTATTAGTGTCAACTGTATAAGTGCCTGCACCAGTGCGCTTCATAAAGCCGTTGGATGTGAAGTCACCATCAACTATTGTAGTAGCTAAATCTACCCCGTCTACTGTACCACCTACAGTTATGTCACCTGCTACGTCTAAGTCAGTTCCGTTAGTCAGTTCTAATGTTGTTGGGGTTAGCGACATTAGTTTAGTCTGGCTACCTGCTTTTGCAAGGTAAAAGTCTATCTGCCCATCAGAGGAACCGGCTGTTGCATCGTTGATAACACCTCTGATAGAAGCGTACTCTCTACCAACAGGTTGAGCGATATCCCATCTACCATAAAACTCTATCTGACCGATTTGGTCACCATCATCCGCGCTACTAGATAATCTTTGTAATCGTAGTGTAGGAGACTCAACCGCCCCATCATCAGTGCTACTAAGAGTCAAGGCAGGTGAGCTAGTTAATTCCTGTGTAATACTTATTCTACCAGTACCTGTAATAGTATTAGTATCAAGGTCTAAATCACCGCCTAGTTGCGGAGTAGTATCTTCAACAAGATTCTGTAACGCTGAATCGGCAGTAGAACCTTGTGCGGCTGTGGCATAGTCAGAAGAATCAAAAGCCTTAACCTGTGCTAGGTTAGTTACTTCTGAATCCATTAATGCACCTGCGGCAGTTACGTTAACTGTGTCCGTTACGTCTGCGCTTGCTTCTATACCTAATAACTTTGATTTCTCTGCATCAGTAAATGCATTAGTATCTGCTACAGCTTCATAGGCTGACTTTATCTCTGCGCCTGTTTGGTCGGCAGTAGCATTAGCCTCAATGCCATTTAGCTTAGTATGGTCAGCGTCTGTAAAATCATTTGTTGTTAAACCACCATCGCCTATAGTGTACGTTGTGTCAGTACTATCAATGGTAAAGTTAGGATACGTACCAGTTACTGTAGTAGCACCTGTACCTGTTAAGGCTACTGTCTGGTCTGGTGAGTCATTGGTAATAGTACCGTTACTTGCTACGGAAATACCAGTGCCACCTGTAAGCGGACTAGTTACGTTAGCGGCTGTTAAGTGTTGTGTTACACTAGACTCTGTAATGTTTGCATCTGGAACATTTGCCCACGTTACTGCTGTAGTCAGGTTATTAGTTTCTGTGTATGATGTTAGATAAGACTGTAGGTCACTTATTTGTGACTCTGTAATAGTCAGTGCCGCCTGATGCTGTGTAACGCTACCCTCTGTAATATAAGCATTAGGTACGTTAACCCATGTAACGGCTGAGGATAAATCGTTTGTTTCTGTATATGACGTAAGGAATCTACCATCTAGGTCTGCGGTAACTGTTGCACCGCCTAACTTAGTCAATGTAAGTACACCGTCACTAGTATTAAAACTAGCTGATGTAACTTCTGTATTCTGGATTGTTGCTAAAGAGTTAGCCGCAGAAGTAGCTGAGGCTTCAGCGGAAGTAGCTGACGCACTGGCTTCATTTGCTTTAGTAGTAGCAGTCGTAGCCTGAGCAGTAACTTCCTGTAGAAAGGAATTGTCCGATGAACTTCCTGAGCCACCTACACCTCTAAATATAGCCATGAAACAATCCTATGTGATTAAAAAAGAAAAAAGGGAAAGGGACTCCCGAATGGAAGCCCCTTAAGTACTACTAAGCGTTTACAGCGATGTTGAATGCCGCGTCTGGACGTAGAACAGCAGTGCCGTACAAAGTATCAGCAGTGTAAAGAGAACCTAAGAACTCTTGCTTGTACTGAGTTTGTGAACGAACACCTTGTTGCTCTGCTAGAACCATAGCGTCTTTGTGGAATAACATAGCTTGTTTAACGTCACCACCTGCGCCATTATCAGCGGCAGTTTCGATAACAGGACAGTTAGAAGAAACAAAGATGTCGATACCATACAAGTTACCGATTTGACCATTGTTTACAACTTTACCATCTACGAAGTCACTAGAAGAGTAACGGTCGATACCCATGATAGCGTTACGTACTGATGGTGGTACTACTAGACAACGATTGTCCATAGGTACGTCAGCATCATCCATTTTTTGAATTAGCTCACGGAAACCTGCATCGTTGAATACGTCACCTGCGGCTACAGAGTCTACAGCGTAAGCCTCAAGACCAGTGCTACCTGCGAAGTTGTAAGTACCAGTACCAACGTAATCACCACCGTTGTCACCGAAAGACTTACCTAGAGCAAACAAGTCAGAATCTACTTGCTTAGCTAGAGCATAACCTGCATCACCAGTGTAGAACTGACGAAGAGAAGCTAGTGCTTGTACGTCTGTGATGTCTTCGATTAGACGTGAGTACTCGAAGTGCTTGTCAATAACTACTTGTACTTCAGACTCAGTAGCGTTCTGAATGGTTACTGCCGCGCCTTCTGCTTTAGCATGAGCATCGCCACGAGTAGGCTTAGGAATGTGAAGGGTATCACCTTTCTTTCCTGCCATAGCCATTTTCTTAACGAGTGGTGCTAATACAAGGTTAGATTGATAAGCGGCAATAACCTCATCACTCCAGATTTCTGGGATGAAAGTTGCCGCGCTAGTGTTGTCTACTGCCCCGCCCATTGCGGGATAAGTTGAATCAGTCATTTTAATACTTCCTATATAATAATATTAGTTTCGTACCCTCCCTTCTTTATACGCTTGCATAATCTCATTTGATAGTGCTTGGTATCTGTCTGGGTCAGTACGCATTAGTTTAATAATGTCTGCGCGTCTGTAGACCTTCTTGGCTCTCTGTTCACCACTACCACGGGCATTGCCTGTAGATGCGGATTTAACAGATTGCTTTCGTTGTTGTTTCTCATTGGCGGCAGTTTGACTGACAACCTGTTGACGTTCCTTCCATAGGGAAAATAGTTCGTCAGCGGCATCTACATCATACTGTTGGTCTGCCTGTGCAAAGAGCCGTGTCCTAATCTTAGAACCCTTAATCCATTCAGCGAACTTAGCGTCCTGCAAAATCTCCTGCATCTCAGGGTGTTTTGTTTGCAGTGTAGCCATAGCCGTTGACTGTCGATACTGGTTGCTGATACTCTCAGCTTCCTTAATCTTCGGGTGATTATTAATTGCTCTTTCGACTGCCTTGTCGGGGTCAGAGAAAAAATCTACTTCTTCGTCAGCATTTGTTGCTTGTGTTTCAGTGTCGGTGAGTTGTGTCTGAATGTAGTCATCAACAACTTTGCGTAAGTCACCCACTTCAGAACTTTGTTTACCTAAAAGTTTCTCAGCCTCTTGGTGCATCCTTACTATCTCGGCTGTACTCTTTCCTTGATACTTTTCAGGTATGTCTGACTCAGGTTCTTCAAGAGTTGCCTCTGGTTCTTGAGGTTCTTGTTCTAGCGTTGTGTCAATGTCGTTCTCTTCTACGTCTTCTGGACGCTCATCTATTAGTCTTGCCATTATTAAACTCCGTGATTAATATCATTATGGAGGTGTATTAAGTGTAAGGGTTCTATGGTCGAGAGTTAACCTTACGTTATTGTGTTACGTCTTGTTAGCGTTCATGTGTGACTCTCTTTGTCTAGCCCACTTCCGTGTTTCCTTCCAAGAGTCTTTACCACGATTAACTTTTACAGGTGTAACAATCTTTCTAGCCTTCAACTCACAATCAGGACAATCAACTTCTTCTACGTCTGAGTCTCTGAGGAACTCGTTGACGTGTCCGTTGTCACATTGAAAGTCGTATAAACGTCTCATTCTTCTAAGTCGTCTTGTTCTTCTTGTTGTTGTTTAGCTGTTTCTATCTGTGACTCTAGGTTCAGCATATTAGCCATGACTACAAGTTGTCCCTTACGAAAGTAAAGGTCTTTGTCGTCTTTACAGGCTTCTACGGAGTTGACCTGTTCTGCACTTCCTTTAAAGTCTTGCATTAAGTTCTTCCAACCATCTGAACGGAACATCTCTTCAAAGGAACGATAGTACTTCTCTAGTTCTACATCAGTCATCTACTGTTTCTCCCTATAGGACAGCTTTAATTAATAATTTAAATAACATACTTAATGTATATTATAGTAATATTATACCATAGTTTACTAAGAAAGTCAAGTACTATTTACGATGTCTTGCTGTTTTCTTTGCAATCTTTTTAGGTTGTTTACTTACTTGTTTACCCGCTTTGGTGTCAGCACGTTTCTTACGTGTCGTAGCGGCATATTCTTTCTTGGTCAAAGCCTGTCGTGCCTTCTTGGGTAAGTAACGCTCACCAGTAGCTTTCTTGCCTTGCGTACTGGGTTTGCCTGACTTAGTTCCCCATTCCTCTTTAGTCCACTTCTTAAGGCTTTTCTGTGACTTCTTTAGTGGCATTACTTGTACCCTCCACCTTTAGCTTTGTACTCTTTAGCGAGCATCTGTGCCTTCCTAGCAGACCACTGTCCTGCTTTACCACCCTTAGTACCTGCTTTGATTCTATTAAACAGGTTCTTACGCATGGTAGGCTTAGTGTAGTTACCCGCCTTGTTTACTGTGGATTTCTTTTTAACTGGCATAATTACTTGCCTTTTTTCATTGGCTTCTTTTTAGGTTTAGCTGTAGTTTTCTTCTTAGGTGGTCTTCCTACTTTACTACCGTATGTACCTTTACCGTATGGCATAGTTATCTCCCGATTACCATTTAGATTTATTTGCCCAGTAAGCCGCAGACATTTTGCCTTTGGCTATATTCTTGGCGTGTCGTGCTTTGAACGATTTACGTCTAGCTTTCTCAGCGGCAGTCTTAGGATTCTTACCTGCACCTGAGACTCCTTGCTGTCCATAGCGTATGGTCTTAACCTTATCACCTTCCTTAGCTACTACTACGTGAGACTTAGTAGGGTGACTAGGTGTACGCTTAGGCTTGTTAAAGCCAGAAACTCCTGCTCTAGCTAGTCTTGGGTCTTTTTTTGTTGGCATTAGACTTCTCCTTGAGGGATTCCTTGAGGTCTTGGACTTCCGCTTCCAATGCCGCTAGCTTCTGGTCTTGGCTCTTGAATGCCTTG